TTCATAGGCGGCCTCGGTCGCGGGCTTGGCCGACGGATCAGCGGGCCTGGGTACGGGAGTGCTGGCAAACGGGCCGACCACGACGCACAGCTCCTGGCGGGTCTGCCGGTTCGACTGCTGCGCCTGGTCGGCGAGATGCACGGACCAGAGGAGGTTCGCGCCCATCCCGCAGAGACAGAACAGCACCAGGAAGAAGTAAGCGCGGCCTCGTCTCGCCCTGCGCCGGCGGCTGGCTTCCGCTTCCGGCGTGCTCATCCGGCGTGCCCGGCGACGAGGGCGAGGACGACGGCGACGGCGCAGACGGCGAGGACGACTCCCGACCACGCTCTAGTCCCGAGGAGCCAGACAGCAGCGTGGCCCCGTGGGAGGCGGTCGCGGGCACCACCAGCGCCAGCCCGGCCACGATCAGCGTACTGCTGGGGTCCTTGCTGCCAACCTGGGAGATAATCATCCACAGGCCCGTGCCGGTGAGCGCCACGTCTCGTACCAGCTGCCAGAGCGTCTGCCATTTCACCGCGCCGCTTTCGTTATGTCGTGCGCCGTGCGGATGTCCTCCGCCGTGCGCTTGCCTTCAGGATGGTGTTTCGTGCACGCCCGCTCGCCTGCTGCCGTGGTGCGCCGGGCGTACCGGTAGCAGCCGCTGACATGGCACTGGTGGTGCCACCAGAACAGCAGCCCGATCGCGGCCACCTGCATCACCCACGGCACGATGACCGATCCGGAGCCGGACCACCACGCATACGGGCGGCCCGCCTCGTTGTCGACGCCGAGGAAGTGCAGCAGCCAGTGCGTCATCGCGCCAGCAGGAGCCCCGCCAGCGAGCCGGGAGTCACGTAACCCGGCCACCGGTTGTCGTTGAAGAGATGCACGCCCGCGTCCTGGTAGCACCTATCAACCAGCTGGCTGCAAATCATCCTTCCCGAGCTGGCCACGTACGCCTTGAGGCCGGGCAGCGGCAGGTGCAGCCGGTGAGCGGCCAGAGCGAAGTAATCGGCCGCGGAGTACGGCGTGCCGACGTAGCCGCGTGCTGCGGCGACGATGGCCGTGCGCTGCGCGCCGGTAAGCGGGATTTTCCCCGTCGACCACAGGCCGCCGGCGACTTCGCCGACGGGTGCGATGCGCGCTCCGCCCGGCTCGGCCTCGAGCACCTGGCCGCCGCCGAGGTAGAGGCGCGCGTGCTCGTAGTCCTCGAAGCCGTCGCCGTTCAGCAGCTGGCCGATGCGAATCAGCTCGCCGCCCTCGCCGGCTATCTTTGTCAGCTCGAAATCGCCTGGCTCTGGATCCGTCATGTGATTCCCCCTCGCGATGAGCATCCCGGAGCCGCCGGACGCGGCGGCCTGACGCCGGGATGGCCGGTCAGTCCAGCACCCAGTGCCATGTCGGCGCGGAGCTGAAGCTCGCCCGTCGTGACGGTGTCATCGGCCACGATCACCCCCGTGGTGTCGCCGGGCGGTCATCGACCGGGCTCAATGTCAGGCCTGCCAGGACGCGCCGTCGTAGATGAACGTGATCACCGTTGTCGCGCCGGCTGCCGTGGAAAACGACTTGCCGTTCAGCCTGAACGCCGCCCCGAGCGCCACCGTGCGGCCGCCGGTGCCGTCCTGAGTCAGGATGAGAGTCAGCTTCATGCCCGGCACCAGGAACAAGCCCGTAGTGTTCGTCCCGGCCAGCGCGGGGTTGCTGATCGTAACGTTGCCGGTGAGGGCGCCCGGCGCGAACACCTCGGCGGCGAACGGGTCCGGGGTGAAGGAGGACGTGAACGACGGGTTCTGGAACGAGCCGCTCATTCCCTGGAACTGCACGCTGTTCTGGTAGAGGGTACTGTCGGCGGTCAGCGGCGGCATGTTCGACGAGTCGTTGAGACTGCCGGAGAAACCCAGCTGGATCCGGTTGCGCGTGTTGGTGCCGGAACTTGATACCAGGCGCAGCGCGGCACCCTGATGGTTGACGTTGGCAGCCCGGTCCCAGCAGGTGCCGATGATGATGCTGTTAGAGCAGTTGGCCTCCACCCCCGCGTAGGTGCCGTTGGGCAGGCCGCTGGTGGTGCCGCAGTTGCCGTTGGAGTCGGCCTCTATGCCGGTCAGGGTCTGCCGGGCTCCCTGCACGAGGAACCCTGCCCGCGCGTTATCCTGGGCGCCCAGCGCGCTGTAAGACCCGCCAGAGGAGTTGCTGGCCACGCTGGTCCCCGAGATGTTCCGCCACAGGAACCCGTTGCCGTACCCGTTCGCCAGGCTGAACGTCAGGCCGCCGGTGATGTTCCCGCCGTCCCACGAGTTCGGCGGCGCGGTAACGGTCAGCAGCGTCGCGCCCGCGCCGCGCCCGGACACCAGCGCCGCGCCGCTGAACCACGCCTTGCATCCGGTCAGCCGGTTGGAGCCCCCCTGGATGATGAACCCGTCAAGGCCGCAGGCCCCGGCGTCGCAGTTCACGTACTCCGAATCCTCGTTGAGATTGAACCCGAACCCGTTACACACCCACGCCTGAACGTCGCTGGCCTGCACTACGCCTCGCCCGGCCTGCACGAGCCCGTCTCCGGTGAAGTTCTGGATGAGCACATTCGACACCTGATGCCGGCCGTCGGTGTACTCGAATCCGCCGCTCGGAGTCCGGTTCGACAGAACGATCCCGCAGTTCCGCCAGCCGGCGCTCATCGCGGACTTGTTGCCGTCGATCCGCAAGTCGCGGACCTGCACGCAGTTGGCGTCATAGGAAGTGCCGGCAAGCTGCTGGTTCATGATCAGGTTGCCGTACTGGGAGACAGTGGGAGCCAGCTGCAGGGTTGTCGCGGCGATCCCCGCACCGCGCAGCGTCACGTTCTGCGGGATCGTCAGCGGGCCGGTCTTATAGGTGCCTGCCGGCACGTACACGGTGCCGCCGCCGGCGTTCCCGGCTGCTGTCAGCGCTTTCTGGATCGCCGCCGTGTCGTCGGTGGTGCCGTCGCCCTTCGCGCCGAACGACTTCACGTTCAGCCAGTCGGGCCCGCGGTCGGCCGAGTACCAGAATCCGGAAGAATACCGGAAGGTAGCAGCCTGGAATGGCGCCGACAGCGTGATCGTCGCGGGGCCGCCCGCAGTGTTGAGCGTGTCTGCGCCCTGGGCGGCGACGGTGAGCGCGTGACCGCCGGACGCCGCGGTGATGATGACCGCGACCGTGGTCCCGGCGGGCGGTGCTTGCGGCAGGGTGACGGTGAGCGATCCGCCGGAGATGTCGCACGGGACGAGGTCGCCGGGTTCCGCGTTGTAGGCGGCTGTCTGCACGGCGGCGGGCATCATGGCGCCGTTGACAGGCTGGTATGACAGGCTGCCGTCTGCAGCGGAGGTGAGTACGGTTCCCGCGGCCCCGGCCGCCGCTATGCCCGTGCCGCCCTGGTCAACGGGGAGCGGCTCAGCGAGGTGGGTGGCGGCGACTTGCGGGGCCGGGAGACTGCCCGTCAGGTCGCCGCTGACGGCGCTGGTCCCGGCGGGCTGCCACGCCATTCCGCCGGCCCCGTCGGCGGTGAGGACTTCGCCGTCACTGCCCGCGGTCGACAGGCCCGTCCCGCCCTGCACGGGTGGCAGCGGCGCCGTGAGATGCGTGGCGATGACGGACGGATTCGGGTACCGGCCGCTCAGGTCGCCGCCTGCCTGCGCGGTGGGCGCCGGCGGTTCGGCGACGGGTGCGAGCTGGGCCAGGTCTACGGTGGTGCCGAGGCTGGACGGAAGCTGGATCGTGTACATGCGGGAGGTCGTGCCGTTGATCTTTTCCGTCACCGCGTAGGAGAACCCGGTCGGGTTCAGGTTCGCGTTGTCGGTGGCCGGCAACTGCACGCTGATCGTCCCGTTTTGCAGGAGGACAGTGGCGGGCCTGTCGAAGATCGCCTTCCCGATGTTGTCGGCGATGACGCCGCCAGGGTCGAACGTGACCGATCCGCCGGACGCTGCGGTGCCGTCGATCGCCTCGTAGGTGGCGGTAACCGTGATGACGGTCAGGTCCGTGGGGAAGGGCATGTTTGCTTTCTCCTTAGTGGGGTGAGCCGACCGAGTACATGCCGGCTCCGATAGCGAACGTGGCGGCGGTCGCGAGCCCGAAGCAGCTGACGAGTCCGCTGGCATTGACCCGCAGGGCCGATGTCTCGTTGTTGCTGAACGGACTGGCAGGCAGGTTCCGCTGGAAGTCGGTGTGGGCGAAAAGCATCCGGTCTCCCGCTGGCCGGTAAGCCGCAGGCAACGGATCGGCGAGGATCTGCGTGCCGTCGTTGTTGCCGCTGGTGCCGCCGGGAGCACCCAGATGGAACTCGACGAAGACAATGCCCGGGGCGATGAACTTGTACATGAAGAAGTTCGGGGCAATCTGAGCCGTCCAGCCGTTCAGCCCGTTGCCGCCTTCATTCCAGTCGTCGTCCTGCCAGATGGTCTTCCAGTCCGCGCCGGGCGAGGATGACAGGAGCAGGTTGCCGGTGTCGGGCTGGACGAGCAGGCTTGCCCGGTCCAGGGTCGGCGTGCCCGCCGTCGAGTTCATGACCGCCATCGGGCTGGAGATCTTCATCCGCTCGTCGACGAGGCCGGACAGCGAGCCGTTAGACGCGCTGGTCCAGTGCGCGATCGGCAGGTCCCACAGGCCGCCGCTCGTCTGCGTGACCGCCGGGACCTGCGGGAACGCTGCCGGGGTGCCCGTGATGACCGTCGGGACGATGAACGCGGCCGTGGTGGTGGCGGCCCGGTTCAGCCGCAGTACCAGGCGGTCGATCCGGTTCTGCGACGACGCCGCGGGAATCGGCGTGAAGGTCGCCGTCGACACCGGCTTGTAGAACGCGCGGACGATCGCGCCGCCCGGCTGGATCACGATATTGCGGCCGGAGGAGTCCAGGCTCGGCGCCATCTCCGAGCCCTCGCCGCTGATGATGCCGGACCCGAACGCGGGATGAAAGAACTCTTCCCACTGGCCGATGGTCGACATCGCGCTGACGCCCGGCAGCGGGTATGCATCGTCGCTCATGGTGTCCTTTTCTGCAGCTCGTTCACGCGCTTCTTCACGATGGTCAGCTGGCCGGTGAGGTCATTGCTGGTGGCGGTCTGCGTGGTGGTGCCCACGTTGAACTGCAGGAGCCGCGTCCCGGCGCTCGCATCGGCCTCGATGTGGACGGAACTGATCACGTCCGTGATCGCCGTGCCGGGGCGTGTCGGGTCGACGATCGTCACGATGTCGCCGCGGCGCACCGTCGCTGGGTACTTCACCTGCGGCGTCTCCACGATCGTGCAGTCGCGGGCGTACTGCCGTGCCCCGGCGGTGAGCGCCGCCTGGCCTGCCTGCGTCAGCTGCGTGGCGTCCGACGTGCTCGAGGAGTCCACTGTCTGGCGCACGACCATCCGCCAGGATTCGGCGGAGGCGCTGTCGTCGACCTCCGCGACCACCTGCGCCTGGTTGGTGCCGGAGCCGAGCACCACGGCATGCGTGACGGTCGGCATTGACACCGTGGTGGACGCGGAAATCAGCGTCCCCGACTCGCGGGAGAACCGCATCCGGGCCGACAGGTCGCGCGGTTCGTACACGTCGAACACGAGCGAGCTTCCGGACTGCAGCACCTCGGCGCCGAGGTTGGACCCGGCCTGGCTGATCGCCTGGATGATGTCCAGCAGCCCGTTGAACCGGGCCGAGAACGACACGACGTCGCCGCGGCCCTGGTCGGTGGCGACGGTGACCGTGCGGGCCTGCGGCGCGGACGCGTCCCCGCGGGCCGTCGCGCGCGTACTGCCGACGTTCGCGGACACATAGTGCTTGATGACTGTCTCGGCGGCGTGCGACGTCTGCACGTCCTGGTAGGTGCCGTTCAGCTGCCCCACGGCGTTCTTCGTCGGGTCCGGGTAGGCCAGCTCGTTCGCCACGATGACGAGGTCGTCGGCGCCGGTGACGGTCAGCGTCCCCGGTCCGCCGTCGTCAGCCGCCGTCCACGAGCGCGGGCCGTCGTCCTCGAGCGGGCCGGACAGCAGCTCCTGCCCCCAGCGCAGCAGGATCACGCCCCAGCCCGGACCGATCTTGGACAGCACCGGCGGGATCGCGGGCAGCGTCAGCGTCCAGCTCGACACGTCGGCGTGCCGGTGGTCCAGCGTCAGTGTCTTCCACGGCAGGTAGCCGCGCCGGTTCAGGTCCGGGTCACGCGCGATGACCTGCCACTCCTGCGAGCTCACCATGCGCCGAGGTACCTCGGCGCGAAGTCCGCCGTGACGCTGCTGGCGGCTGTCGCGCCGGTCATCGTGATGGACAGGTTCGTATCACCCGGCGGGAGAGTCCAGAAGTCGGGGAAGTCGGCCAGGTGCGGCCACCAGTCGGTGCCCGTCTGGTCGGTTGCCGTCAGGCCGGTCGACGGGGCGAGCTCCACCGGACGGCAGTCCACGGTCACGACAGTGCCCGCGCTGATCGCCGTCGTGAACGCGTACGACTGGCTGGTGTCGCTATTGGTGACGGTCACGGTGCCGGGCCCGGTGATCGTCCACACCGGGTAGGCGTCCGTGTCGCCCGGGTTCGTGACCGTGCTCGTGCCGATGACCGCGCCGGAGCCGAGCAGCACCGGCGGCATCGGGGGTACCCCGGCCGATGACGGGGCGAGCTGCCACGTCCGGCTGACCGTGTCACCCTCCCACGTCGGGACTGGCCCGTAGAACTGCAGGTTCGGCAGCGCCACCCATCCGGCAGCCACGTCATCGACGTCGCTCTCCGTTGGCGTCGCTCCGCCCTGGTAGAACGCGCCGATCGACCGCCGCGAGCCGTCAGGCAGCTGCACGGCGACGCGCCCCGGCACCGGCAGCCCGGTCGACGGGTCCACCGGGTGGCGCAGCGTCGCCTGCAGCGCGCGGAGCCGGGCGAGATAGGTTTCCGCGTCCGGGCCCATCACGTACAGCGGGACGCTCATCACGCGCGGCTGGACGCGGTGCGTGCGCACCAGCGTGGAGCCGTCCCACATCTGGTCGGAGACGATCTGCGCGTCGACCGGCCCGAACCCGGTACGGCCGGTCGTCGAGATGTACCCGCCGTCGCTGTCGGTGAGGTCGATCGTCACCCCGGCGGCCGAGGTCCACGTGATGTGCTTCGCCATCCACGGCGTGGTCACCGTCACCTCACCGCCGGGCCAGGCGCACCTGGCGCGAGGCCATGGTGAGCGCATTCTCGATGTCTGCCGTGCTGGTGAAACCGGGCACGTGGTTTACGTTCAGCGTCCCGACGAGAGGTCCGTCACCGCCGCGGCCGCGAGAGGCCATCGCTGCGGACTGCTCTGGCGACAGGACCGTTCCCGGCTGGTCAAAGCTGATCAGCTCGCGTCCGCGGTCGCCGACGCCGATCAGCTGCCCTGCGGCGAACTTGCCGCCGTGCCCGTACCAGCCCGCCGACACCTCGTGCGCCCAGGCCGCCGCCGGGGAGCCGTACCGGCCCGCGATGTAGTTCAGCCCCCATGCGATCTGCGTGGCCGGGTTCGTCAGCCAGTCCGGACCCGCGGACGCCATCTTCGACGCGGGCAGCGACTGCGGGATTCCGTACGCGCCACTGGACGGGTTCCTGGCGGACGCGTTCCAGCCGGATTCCCGGTTCCACAATGCCTGCAGTGACGTCCACTGGCCGCCGGTCCAGCCCATCGCCGCGGCCATCGCCTTGCCGATCGCCTGGTTCCCTGCGTTGCCACCCCCGCCCCCGCCGCCGCCGAGACCAAGCAGGCCGCCGAGCCACGAGGCGCCGTTGCCGAGCACGCTGCCGAGCGCGGACAGCGCCTTCCCCGGCAAGCCCGCTACGGAGACGAGTCCCTTCTTGACGATCGCGCCGAGCGCGTTCGGGAGGGAGCCGAAGATCTTCTCCACCATGCCGGTCAGGTCATGGGACATCATGCCCTTGAACAGGCCGCCCATCAGGTGCGACCCGACCCACGCCATGACGGTGCTGGGGCTCTTGATGCCGAAGTGATGCTTGACCCAGTTCACCACCGGGTCGACCACGTTGTTCTTTACCCAGGACCCGATGTCCTTCATGGCGTTGATCATGCCGTTCTTCAGGCCGCGGATGATGTCGCCGCCGTGACCGAGCAGCCAGGATCCGGCTTTCGCGAAGTTCCCGATGATCCAGCCGCCGATCTTCGTGATCCACGACCACGCGACGGACCACCCCGCCTTCAGGCCGTTCCAGAGCCCGGAAATGATGTCCCGGCCGTAGGACAGCAGCCAGGAGGCCGCCTTGGCGAAGCGGGAGAGGATCCAGCCGCGGATCTGGCCCGTCCACGACCAGAGCCAGTTCCAGGCCGCCTTCAGCCCGTCCCACAGGCCCGAGATGATGTCCTGCCCCTTGCTGAGGAGCCATGTTCCGGCCTTGGCGTAGGGCCTGAGCAGCCAGCCGCCGATTTTCCCGACCCACCCGATGACCCAGTTCCAGGCGATCTTCAGGCCGTCCCACAGGCCGGACAGGATGTCCGAGCCCTTCTCGAGCAGCCACTTCCCGGCCGCCTTGAACGGGGCAAGGACGAAATCCCCGAACTTGCCGAGCCACCGGACGACGGTCCCCCAGGCATCCTCCGCCCCGTACCAGAGGCCGAGGATGATCGACTCGCCCTTCGAGGAGAGCCAGTCGCCCGCCTTGGCGAAGTACGAGCCGATCTTGTCCGCGACCGGGCCGAAGACCTTCTTCAGCATCTTTCCGAGCGCAGACTCGACCAGCTCTCCGGCCTTCTCGACCGGGCCGAGGAGGAACTTCGCGAGGGTGCCGAGGATCGGGACGTCCTTCAGGACGTCGATCAGGATCCCGGCGGCCTCCCCGATCGGGATCAGCGACAGGATGAACATCACCATGTCGAGCGGATGGTGGATCGCCTCAGAGATCAGCGCCGGAACCAGGTTGTTGACGATCCCGATCGCGAGCCCGACGAGCGCGGTCGCTGCGACGCCGCCGAGCTGCGTCCAGTTGATCTTCCCGAGCAGCTGCAGGAACGCGGCGCCGATATCCTGCGCCCCGGTCACCGCCCCGTCGATCACGGTGGCGAACAGCTTGCCCCAGTTGATCTTCTTCACCTGGGCCATGAGGTTGTCCGCGAAACTGCTCGTGGCCTTCGCCGCATGCGCCGGCAGGGCGTTGAAGATCTGATCCGTCGTCCCGCCGATCTGCGGGCCGAGCTGGGCCTGGATCGTGGCTTTCGGCAGGTTGTACAGCGCGTTCGTGCCGCCGACGACCGGGCCGAGCTTCGCCGGGACCGTCACCGGCGCGCTGAAGATGCTGCCCTTGGTGCCGCCCACCACGGGCCCGAGCTGCACCGGCACCTTGACGGGCTTGGGCTTGGCCTTCTTGCCGGTCCCGAACAGGTCGTCGATCCACGACATCGCCTTGTCGAAGTCGCTCTTGATCGTCTTGACGGGGATGATCGACGCGACCTTCCCCGCGAACTTCGCGACCGCCGGGACCGCCGTCTGCGCCAGGTACTGCACGAACTTCGTCACCGGCGGCAGCAGGTCCAGGCCGAGCCGGACGCCGAGAGTGTCGATACTGGACCGCAGCAGGGCGAACTGGGCCTGCGCCGTCTGTCTCTGCGCCGCGACCGCCGCCCCGTAGTTCCCGGTCGTCTTGTTGATCTGATCCTGCTTCTTTTCCAGGACGTCCAGGTTGTTCAGCATCGTCATGATCGCCGAACTGGACCGGCCGCCGCCGAACGCGGCGCTGATGACCTGCGCCTGCCTCGAGGCGGACAGCCCGGACGCGTCGAGGTGATCCTTCAGCAGGGAGATTGCTCCGATGAGGCCCTGCGGTCCGCGCATCGCGTTCGCTAGCTGCAGCCCGTTCAGTCCGATCTGGGACAGCGCCTTGTCCGCCGCGTGACTCGGCGCACCCAGCAGCGAGAACGACATCCGCAGCCGTGTTGCCGCGTCCACGGCGGGCACGCCCTCGTCCGTCATCAGCGCCAGGGCAGCGCCGACCTGCCCCAGCGACAACCCGAACGTTTTCGCCGAGGGAAGGATGCCGGTGCCGATGGCCTGGACGAAGTCCTCCATGCGCATGTTTCCGGCGCCGATGATCGCGTTGACCGTGGATGCTGCGCCGCCGAAGTCCGTCGCGCCGCGGATCCCAGACCGCCACGCGCCGGCGAGCGCGTTGGTGGTGTCCTCGAGATTCGCGCCGCCGACCGCCGCCAGGTCCGACGCGGTCTTCAGGGCTTTCATCGCGTCGGCGTTGTCCATGCCGACGGACTTCAGGTGATAGAGCGCATCGGCGAGCTGCTCGGGGCCCTGCTGCGTCGACGGCGCCATCGCGAGGACGCTCTTGGTCAGCGACTCCACCGCGGACTGGCTGGCGCCAGCCTGCGTATGGATCTTCTCCATGCTGCCCTGAAACTGGACTGCGGCCTTGACCGACTCGGCGCCGATCACGACCGCCCCGGCTGCGATGGCCGCGCCCGCGGCGACAGCCGCCTTGCCGAGCGTGCCGAGCGTGCCGCGCAAGCCGTCGGCAGAGTCCCCGGCCTTCTTGAACGTGCCGCTGACGTTGTCTCGGCCGATGAGGTCATAGATGACGCTGACGGTCGACATGACCGGGGACCTCCCCTCCGCTATTCAAATTCCGGCGACCACGTCTTGCCGCCGCCGCGCTCGTGTTCCTCGTCCTCGTGCCGGATCTGGAACTCAGCCATCCACTCGGTGAGCTCGGCAGAGTCGACGCGGGCGAGCAGCTCGCGGACAGTGCAGCCGAGCTTCTCGGCTAGCCGGAAATAGAACCTTCGCTCTGGCCGGCTTCGGAGTTTTTTGCCAGCTCTTCCACGTCCTCGTCACTCAGTCGCGACAGGCGGGCGGAGCATTCGAAGATCCGGTCAAGTGCTGCGGCCGACTTCTTCCCCAGTGCGTTCGCGTCCTGGTCAGAGAAGATCCGCTCGCCGTCGTCGTCGACCACGCTCCGGACCACCAGCTTCGCGCGGACGTTGGCCAGGTTCGCGATGAACTCCTTGCCGCGCTGCTGGCGCATCGACGCCTCGTAGGCGTCGCGCTCGGCGCCGGTCAGGGCGCGAACCCGGACGGTTCCGCCCCACTCGGGGACCTCCAGGTCCTCGTACTCCAGGTCGTCTGCCTCGAGGATCGCGGCACGGGACAGCAGTGACTTCGCCATGGATGATTCCTTTGCATGCGGGATGGTTGCGGGAACACGGGAATGGAACCCGCCAGGGCGGCGCCCCGCCGCTCACCGGTCCCGCGGCCGGGTTGCGGCATGCTGCCCTGGCGGGGGCTATGTGATCTTGCGCGTGATGTTGCCGACGGCCCTGTTCACGGCGGCCTTCGCCGCCGGGCCGCCCGCGCGCACCACCTTGAAGAAATACGGGTGCGCGTCCTGCGACACCCACACGTCCTCGTTGCCGAATACGGGATGGCGCCAGCGCTTGGTGCCCTCCATCATTGCGGGCAGTGCCTTATGCCCGGACGGCATCTTCGCGGTCGACATGAGGACCGACACCTGGGCGTTCTTGCCACTGGTGCGGACGCGCAGCGTGACGGCTTTCTGCAGGCTCTTACGCAGTCCAGTCGAGCCGCTTGTGCCCTTGACCGGAATCGCGGCGATCGAGGCGCGGACGGCCGGGACGAGCGGAGCGGCCGCGGCGCGCAGCTCCGTCCGGAACTGGCGCGCGGCCTCCTTGTCCCCGGCCTTCCGCAGCTTGCGCGACACCTCCGCCAGGTCCTGGCCGGACGCGCGGACGCTGATGCTCACGAGGCGGGGATGACCACGTTCTCGATCGGCACCGACGTGACCGCGAAGTCGATCGTGATGGTGCCGGCGTTGGTCGTGGTGACGTCCTTCGGCGCGCTGGTGACGGTCACCGGGAAGATGTCCATCAGGCGGCCGGGAGTATCGCCCTCCCAGAGCACGACCACGAAACCCGCCTGGTCGCGCGGCATCAGCTGCCGCACGTCCTGGCTGTCCTCGGACGTGTACATGGTGATGCTCGACGACTGCGCCGTGATCTGGCCGGGGATGTCCGGCGCGAACCGGTTGGCCAGGTCAGGGACGCTGACCGTCGCCGACGCGACCGAGAACCCGGCCATGGCCGAGATCTCGCCGGTCAGGTTGGTCCCCGCGTCAAGCTCGGACCGGGTGGGTGCGTTCTTGTTCGCGATTGCGGGCACCCAGTACACCTCGCGTGTACCGGGCGGGTAGTAACGGGTGCTCGCGGCGATAGGCGTAGCTACCACGATTCACTCTCCTGTCTTGTCTGGCCCGCCCGGCGGCGGGACATCCTTGGGTGACGGCGCGCTTTTCGGCGCCTTGCCTTCAGGCTTCGCGGGCGGCGCCGGAGCCTCCGGCGCAGCGACCTCCACCCAGCCGCAGCGCAGGTGATGAGCCAGCGCCGAGCGGGCGATCCGCGTCCTCAGTCCCGTGACCGGGTGCTCAATCCAGGTCCACTCCATCAGGCGGCCCTGATCACGGCGACGGTCACGCTCGTCGTGTTGTCGTAGGTGAAGGTCGCCAGGCCATTCGCCGGCGACTTGTACAGGTCCAGCAGCGGGATGAAACCGGTGTCACCCGCGGGCACCGACACCGTCCGCGAGTTAACCGCCAGGCCATCGACCGTCTCCGGCACGGCCAGCGTCACCGTGTGCGCGGACGCGTCGCCGTTCTTGACCAGCAGCAGCATGCCGCTGCCGGTCGGAGCCTTGTCACCGCCGGACGCGGTCGCCGCGGCGTAGTCGGAGGCGGCCAGCGAGAGGCCGCCGTGCGGGATCACCTTCACGGGGAGAGTTGCCATCAGCTGCCTTTCGCTTAAAATTCCGGGGTAATTCCTAAGAGGGGACGCGGGTCATGCACTGGTACTTCAGCACCGGGATGGACGTCGTCTATGCGGTCGTAGCGCTCGCCATCATCCGGGCGTTCGCGGGCGGTCGGAAGAAGTCACGCGAGCGCAGGCAGCGGCAGGAGCTGAACGAGCGCCTGGCCGCCGGCATGCGGAAGGCCGCCTCGCGCTAGCGGCGCGTCCAGCCGTCGCAGTTCACTTCGAACATCAGGGACACCAGCGTGCCCTTCGAGGTCTGCGCTCGCGTCGTGCTGTGGTTCCCCAGCGTCGCGAGTGCGACCGCGCCGCCGAGCTTCTTGTCTGCCGCCAGCGCCGCGCCCACCGCCGCCAGCAGGTCGTAGGCACGGGCCGTGGCCGCGGCTACATCCTTGCCGCCGTTCAGCACGGCGATCAGCGACCGGATCTGGTACTGCTCGCGCAGCGGCGTCACGGCGAGCTGCATGTCAAGCGACGCGGTGACCTCGACCTCGGGCTGCTCCGGCTCCGGGTACGCGCCCGTCCTCGCCATCGTCTCGCCTGTGAACCCGACCATGATCACCTCGAGCGCCCTGCTCTCGCTGACCGCCGGGCCGTCGTAGATCTCGACGCCTTCCAGCTCCTGGGCCTTCAGTGCCGAGACAAGTCCCGCGATTGCGGCCGGGACGGTCGACGCCCACGCCATCAGGCCACCGCCGGGCGCGGCTCGCCGAGCCACTCGCGGACCTTGCGGGGCAGCATGAACGCCTGCTTGAAGTCCCCGGCCTCCTCCGGGCCGATGACGCCGCCGCCGATGACGCCCGGGCCGCGCTGCGTCTCCCACACGTGCTGCAGCAGCACCTCCCCGGCCTGCTGCAGGTGATAAGGGATCACCCGGTAGCCCGCCGTGTAGGAGTAGTTCAGGTGGCCGCGCAGCGACTGGCCGCGGAACAGCTTCACGAGGCCGGTGTCGGGGTCCGGCGGGATCACGTCGGTCGCCACGTCCCAGGTGTGCGTGCCGTCCCAGCGGGCGAGCGTGTCGAGCGAGACCACCGGCAGCCGCCACAGGCGCAGCCTGCCCGGATGGTGATTCTCCTCGGCCGTTACGGTGAACTGCCTTGCGACGATGACCTCGTTCTTCTCGCGCTCGAGCACCTCGGTCATACCGGCCAGCCAGAAGCGCAGCTCGGCGTCCGCGGACGTGTCATCCTGGTCGATGCCGAGGAAGTTCTTCGCGTCAGCCAGGGACACGATCGATATCAGGTTCGCGTCATCGGCGACCTCGAATACGTCGGCCCAGGCCGCGGCCGGGTTCTGCGCGATGAACCGGTAGACGTGCCGGCCCGGCATCGTCGGGACGAACAACGGCGGGGCGTACGAGCCCGTCAGCTGCGGCGGGTTGGCGACTGTCACGTCGACAGCGGTACCGTCTGGCTGGGTAATCGCCAGCGTCACCGTCTGCGCGTTCGCCGGGGCGCCCCCCGCGTCGGTGACCGCCAGCGGCGGCACCTGGTATGGCGCGCCGAGGTCGATCACCTCTGCGCCTGCGCTGCGTGCTTCGCCGGGGCCTTCTTCGCGGGCTCAGGGTCGACGTCGAAGTCGACCTTCAGCGGGGCGAACAGGTGACCGTAGGACTTCAGCACCGGGTGGCCGGCGCGGGCCGTCATGCCCTGGCCGATGATCGTGCGGATGCCGTCCAGCGTGACCAGTGCGCCCTGGGTTGCGATGAACAGGCCGTCCTCTGCCGCCATGCCGCCCTCCCTCAGATTTTGCGGAGCCGGAAATTCAGGTCGCCGTGCGGCGTGTCAAGCCACTGCCGCTCCAGCATGAAATGACGGCCGCGCGCGTACGCCGCGCCGTACCGCTGGTTCAGGTAAGTGCCGGGAATCCAGTAGTCGAACGAGCCCTCCGTCAGGAACCGCTTGTGCGTCGGGTCCCGGTAGGAGTCCTCGTTCTTCCAGTACGCCGTATGGATGTACAGCACCCCGCCCGGCTGCAGGATGCGGTGACACTCGGCCACGAACTCCAGCGGGGAGCTGACGTGCTCATACACGTCGAACGCCTTGATTTCCTCAGCCTCGCCGTCCTTGAACGGCCACGGGAAGACGTCCAGGTCGTGGACGACGTCGACGCCGGGGATGTCCGCCGCGTCGAGGTTCACCCAGCCTGGCTCGGGCTGGCTTCCGCACCCCAGGTTCAGCCGCACAGTCTCTCCTCCAGCGCCTCGAGGGCAGGCTTCCAGTGATCGGCCGTGACGCGGGCGGCGTCGTAGGCCAGCGCGTGCTCGCGGGCTTTCGTCGCCTTCGCGTGGTAGGCCGGCCCGCGCTCATACGCGCGCTCGTACACCTTCGCCACGTCGGCGATCCGCGGGGTCCGCCACCATGCGGCGTGCAGCCGCGACCACTCCGGCTCGCCCTGCACCTTCCAGCCGCAGCCGACCTCGGACATCGCCGAGCCGTCGGTCACGACGGACGGGACGCCGCACGCCTGCGCTTCCATCACCGGGATGCCGAACCCTTCGGCCTTGGAGCAGCCGCTGTACAGGTCCCATGCGGCCGTGGCCGCGGCCAGCTGCGCCGGGGTCAGCGTGCCGGCTGTCATCGCATACTCGTCCGTCCACGCGACTGCGCCGCTGATGCCGAGGTCGCGGGCGATGCCCTTCAGGTTGATGCCGCGGTCGTCATTGGCGATCGTGTGCGCGTACAGCAGCGCGTCCGGGTGCCTGCGGTGCAGCTTCGCGAACGCCGCCAGCTGGACCGTCCACGCCTTCCGGTCGGCCTTGGACGCGTTGGCCGCGTTCATGCCGATCACGAACCGGTCACCGAATGCTTCCGGGCGCTGTCTCTGCGGCCGGAACACCGACGCATCAACGCCGTGCGGCACGTACAGCGCGTTATGCCCCGACTTGACCAGCATCCGGGCGCCATGCCGCGACATCGCGATGGGTATGCCGCTCGTCGCCTTCAGTGCCACGTGGTCGCGCAGGCTCAGCCCGCGCGCCTGGAGGCCGTCCCCGTCGTCAGTGTCGACCGGGAGCCAGTGCGCCAGCGGCAGGCCTTGCAGCGGCTCGGCGTCCAGCGCCCACACGTCCATCAGCGTGATGACGATGTCGGCGCCGAAGTGCTTCGCATGCTGCGGCAGCACGTCGCTGCCGTACGGGTGACGGCCGGACGGGTAGACGGTGAAGCCGTGCCACTCGCCGGGAGCGCCCTGCTGGCCGAAGAACGCGCTGATGGCGATCTCATGGCCGAGGGCCGCAAGGAGGGGAACGAACAGCGCCGTCTGCTGGCCGTAGCCGGTGCCGACAGCCGGCGAGTTGGAATGCCAGAGGATTTTCACGGGATCTCCGGATAGGTCCCGGCCGGGGAAGCGGGGCAGCTCCCCCGGCCGGGCACTCGGTTAGCGGACCTGCAGGTAGCGGAACGCGTTCGGCACCAGCACCTGGGAGGAGTTCCTCCACATGGCGTAGATGCCGCGCTTGCCCATCGGGAGGCCCGTGGAGGTGTCGAAGATGTGCGGGACCAGCTCGATGCTCATCCCGATCCGGTCGACGATCAGGAACTTGCTGAAGTCGCCCAGGACCAGCAGCACGCTGGAAGAGGCGAGCGTGCCGACCATGTTGCTGTTCTGGTAAGCGCTGTAGCCGAGCAGCTCCCCGGGCATGCCCTGCGACGGGCGCGACCACGGGTCACCGGCGGACGAGGCCAGCTGCGTGAACGTCGACCGGATCGCGTTATATCCGGGCTTGCTCGACAGCATGACCGCCTCATCGATAAACCGGGGCGGAAGCGCGTTCTCCAGCGCGTACACATCGTTTGGGATGACCGAAGCCGTCCCGGCGGTCGTCACCTGCTGCGCGGTGCCGCTGATGCCGGTGATGATCCCCTGCGGGATGTCACCGGTTCCGGCGCCGGTCAGGAACGAGGTCGCCTCTTCCACATCCTTTGCATCGGCGAGCATGACGGCGACCTCGGCCATCAGGCCATTCCAGTCCTGTTCGGTCTCGATCGAGAACTGGACGAGCGCCTGGACCTTGGTCGGCGCGACGCCTGGCTGTGCCAGGGTCGGCGTGTTGTCGGAGGCGACCTGCAGCTCGTTCCCGCGGGACACCGTCACGCCCGCGCTGGTCACGCCGAGCCATTCCTTGCCGACGATCTGCTCGCCGCGCGAGATGGTCCGCAGCGCGTTGATCGCGCCGTTGGACGTCAGGATCACGGTCGGATCCAGCTGGAACGGCACCGGGTACGATCCGGGCTGGAACGACGCCGGGGTTCCCATCTCCAGCGCTGCCCGCTCGCTCTGTGACAGGCCCGCCATCGACTGCCGCGCAAACATCTTGGAGAATGCCCGCTGATACTCCGGAGATCCGGTCAGCAGCATGTTCCGTGCCAGCGTGTCCGGATCGTCGATTACGGTGAACAGCTTCTCCAGACGCTCCCTAATCTTGGCGTCACCGTCCTTGGCGCCCGGGAACGTCGCCTCCTCGATTGCCCACTTGGCCCGCTCGCGGTACACGCGGCCGAGGTCGTCGATGGAGCGGACCTCACTGCGGGCCGAGGCCACGTCGTACAGGTTGTCCGGGCGGCCCCGGTTCAGCGCCGGGGCGCGGACGTAGCCGGTGAACGCGCCGCGCGAGCTCTCCGGCCGGGCGTCAGGGCCCTGGTCGGCGCCCGGGACAGCCGCGTCCGGGTTCTGCGCCACGATCGTACGCAGGTACGCGGCCCGCGAGTTGCTGTCGCGGATCGCAGTCGTGTGGTCGGCCATCTCGCTGGTCAGGTCGTCCCACTCGGTGCGCGCGTCGTCAGGCAGCGCCGCACCCTGGAACTGGGTGTCGATCTCGGCCATGCGGGTCCGGATCTGCTCCTGGCGTGCCGCCCGCTCTTCCACCGTCATCTGACGGTCAGTCATGGCAGTGTCTCCTTGCTTGCCGTTTTCATCGGATACCGGGTGCTTCGCGGGCGGCCCGGGCTGGACGGGCGCGGCCGGACTCCCGGTGCGCTGTCCTTCCCCGCCATCGGCGGGGTGGTCTTCATGTGATTCGGACTCATCGCCGGCAGGCGCGGGCGGGTCCGCCCGGTCCTCCTGCTCGACGGTCCTCGCCTTCGCGCCCTGGTCGACGTGGATCGTGACCGTCGTGCGCTCCGGCGGCGCCTCCTGCGGCTCCTCCTGCTCCATCAGCAGCTCCCTGTTGCGGACGCCGACGATCGCCGCGTCCTCGTAGGCCGGGATCGGCGTCGGGCCGTACTCGATGAGCGCGATTTCCTTGCGCATCACCAGCGCCCGCTGGCCGTTCCGGCTCGGGCGGTACGGGCCGCGCTCCGGGTCGCTCTGCAGGAATATCCCCGTGAACGACTGGCCCGTGATGTCGCCGTTGCGGATGCTCTCGAGCACGTCATCGGCCAGCGGCGTCTTGTTGTACCGGGTCACCGTCAGCAGGCCGCGGCCATCCGGCCGCGGCGGCTCGGCAGGCGTCCCGATCGGCACTGATCCGCGGTCGCTCGGCGTGCCGCTGATCGTCCGGCCGTGGTTGTAGAACACCTTGATCTGACGGCCGGACGCCAGCGACGCATTGAACGCCGTCGGGGCGATCTCCTCGTCGTAGTCGCCATCAGAGTCGACGATCGGGACCTGCGTCCTGAACGCCGCCGCGTACGCCGTCACCGTCCGGCCGTCGCCGCCCTTCGCCCGTGACAGGATCTCCATGTCGTTCAGCGCCATGACGCGCGTCACCAGCAGCGACGAATCGCCCTCCAGCGCGCGGCGCACCCGCCTGTCAGCCATCGTCGCCTCCGTCGCTGCCGTCATTGATGTCGTCGCCGCTGTCCGCGCCCGGCAGGACCGGCGCGTCCGGCGCCGGGGCGCTGCCCGGCGGCTGCAGCTGCACGCTCGTCAGGCCGCTGTGCTCGAGCAGGCCCCAGTCGTTGTTCTGCACGGCCTTGACCGCCGACTCGGGCGTGAAGCCGTCCTTGATCAGGCCGCCGATCGTGGTCGCCTCCTGCGCCTGGATCGTGGCGATGTCGCCCTCGTCCTGGCGCATGAACGGCACCCGCGTGTCCGGCCACAGGCTCGCGCCCGGCGGCACCTCCACCACGGACTCCAGCGCCGATGCCGCGGCCCGCCACAGGTGCCAGATCGTGCCGTCCGAGAACCGGCGCCGCGCCGTGTTGAAGTTCCCCGCGTTCAGGGAGCTGCCTTGCAGCCCCTCGCTGAACCCGACCCATGACGGCGGCACGCCCGCCGCGGCGGCAAGCCGCGATTCGGCCTTGCCCTGGATCGCCGCGTACTCCATGTCGCGGAAGTTCATGCCGACCGTCACCGGGTCGGCGCCGCCGCCGAGGTAGAGCGTCTTCCAGGCGTTCATCGCGCCCTTGTGCTCGTCCTCCATCAGTTCCTTGAAGGCTTTCACCTTCGTGATGTCGAGGGCGGCGTCAAATTTGATCGCCAGGTTCGGCGTCGCGGCATTCGCATAGAACCGCGTCTTGTGCTCGGTGGCGAGCGTGTCGCCCTCCAGCTCCCGGATGACCGGCGTCACCCACGACTGGCCGAGGAAGTGGTAGTAGGGGTCCGGGATCGGCGCATAATGCGCGACCTGCTCCGGGAAGTAGATCTTCTGGTCGCCGCTGGGCGGGGTGTACAAGTAGGCCGCGACCGTGCAGTCCGGCGCGTCGGCCGGCGACTCGGCGTCCGTCTCGGAGCCGAGGATGATCGTTACGAACTCCGGCCGCAGCCGCGACAGCGTGTCCGGCCGCGTCCGGATGATGTAGCTGTTCCCCGCGAGGCTGTTGTCGACCTCCATCACCGACAGCAGCCGCGCCGTGGACCCGTTCGCCCACGGCCGCTCGAGAACCTTCAGGTCCTGCGTGCCGAACAGGTCACCCGGGACGCTGCCCGTCATCCGCGTGAACTGGAAGGCCACCTGCGAGAACACCTGCAGCCTGGCCAGGATCAGCGCGAAGATCGGCCCGCTGGCCTTGTACGCGCCGACGGCCGACAGCGCCACCCGCTCGCGGTCGACGGAGCCCAGCGTCGTCTGGACAATCGGATACGCGAGGCCGCCGAAGTTGAAGAAGTTCGCGTAGTCGTCCATCGACAGCGAACTCCCGGACCGCCGCGCCAGCGCCGCCGACGTCCTGGCGCTAACCCGCTCGGACAGGCCCACTGGTCTCCTTGCGCGCCTGCTGCCAGCCCTCGGCAGCCGCGAACGCGCACCAGGCAGCCGCGAACCACAGCACGCGGACGATCTTGAATGCCAGCCAGCCGAGGCCGAACAGCAGGGATCCGATGAGCGTCAGCAGCAAGCGGACGGGATTCGCCTCGCGGGCCCGCGCCGTGATCCGGTCGACCGGGACCGTGTCCAGTACCGTCACGATCCGCTCCCTTCCGGGGAGGGAAGCTTCACCGGGCCGGCAGGCCAGTGGACGATCGGAAGCGGCGGCCGGTCATCGCCCTTGCTCACCAGCTTGACCGCGGCCGGGTAGCTGCCCGGCTGCCAGTCCCCCGGCGTGCCCTCAGCGAGCGCCATCGTCATCCCTCCCTCATCGTCCGAACATCACGAACGGGTCATGCACGGTGCTGCCGTGCTCCACGGCCCACGCCCGCGCCTCGTGCGCCAGCACGCCGGCCACGCTGCCGTCGATCAGCAGCCCGTCGCCGCGCTTGGCCAGCTTCAGGTAGTGCGTGCTCAGCGAGTAGTCCTCGCCCGGCCGCGGCTTCTTCCGCGCGCCCTTCACTAGCACCGCGTTCCGAAAATGCCTGGACAGCTTCTCCGACCCGCCGTGCGTGATCTCCAGGTTCCCGAACGCTGTGGAGAACCGCTCGATGGCCTTGTCCATCCGTTGTTCCTGGTTCGTCGGGAACTCCACCACACGGTCGGCGCCGAACTTCAGCGCCCACGCGTCCAGGTAGTCCTGCCAGCGGTACGGGTCCGCGAACATCACCTCGACCGTGTACGCGCCGAACGTCTCCGCCACCGTCCGGTCAACCTGCGTGCTCGGCACCCGCCAGTCGCGCGGCGCGTTCTCCGGCCGCTCCCAGATGCCCAGCTCGAAAAGCCGGGCGTCCGACATGCGGCTGGCCACGAGCGCCGTCGCGTCCCGGTACTTCGACCCGTCGAAGCCCAGCGCGATCCGCGTTCCCGGCGCCAGCACCTCATCAGGCCGCGCCTGCAGATCCCAGCGCACCGGATCCACGAACACCGACTCGCCGGTCACGATCTCGTTCAGGAAGAACCGGCGGCGGTCGGCCTCGAGATGGCCCAGCGAGCGGACCTCGTGCATGATCCGGCCGCGGATGTTCACCCAGCCGCCGCGCTCGACGGCCGAATCGCCGTACTGGCGCAGCAGCTCCCGGTACAGGGCCTCGTCGTCGGACAGGTCCTCCACGCGCTGCGGCTCGACAGTGTCGATGTACACGCGGTCGTTCACGGACTCTGCCGTCACCTGCGCCTCGGAACCCTCCGTCGGGTCCCATGCGTTCGTCAGCTCCAGCCAGCGGCCGTCCATGCCGGCGATGTTCCGCTTCACGGCGCCCGCCAGGCGCCGGAAACCGCCCTGCAGCGTCCACAGGTGCGACTCCGTCAGCGTCGCGAACGTCATCCGCTGTCCCAGCCGCGCCCTGGCCGAGGCCGTCACCGGCTCGATCGTGCCGCTGTTCGGCAGTTTCACCCGCGTCTCACCCGCGTCCATGCCCGGAAGGTCCGCCAGCGGCCCCAGCCGGATCATGTCCAGCAGCGGCAGGTACGTGTTATCGGTCTGCTCTTCCGACGTCCCGAGGCACGGGATGTACGGAGTCGGGTACGGGCGCCCCACGGGATCCCCGGACGCGTCCCAGCCGTCGAAACGAGCCGGGCCGAGCGCCTCCGCGAGGATGATCGCCGCCCCGAACGGGTCCTTTCCCCACTTCTGCGAGCGGCGCAGCTGGCCGCCGTAGTAGCGGAGCGATCCCTCAGCCTCATCGACGCGGTAGAAGCGCAGCAGGAAGCGCCACATCTCGTCCGTCAGCAGGTACTGCTCGCCCCGGCGGTAGCCGTCCGGGATGACGACGTGCCCTTCGATCCACTCGCCGATCCCGTATCCCAGCGTCGGGAACTCACCGGGCTCGGACTGGCCGCGCCACGGCATAAAACCGCCTTGATTCGCTTCCGGACGTCGGAAACGGCCCGCTGCTCGGCGATTTCGTCGCTCGTGATCTCCCACAGCAGCAGTCGCATCGCCTTCGGCGTCAATCCGAGGCGGTCCTCGAGCGCAACCGCCTGCGCCAGTAGGGCCGGGGTGGCGCCGCGCTTCTCGGCGGCGAGCATGATCCGGCAGTAACGGGCCACAGTGCGGTTCCAGCCGAGCTTTTCCCACATAACAGCCTGCGGAGTGGCCCACAACTCAGCCCATGCCGCTCTTTCGGCAGCGTTTCCGGCGCCATTGAACGGCCACGGAGGCGGATCGCCCTTGCGGCCCTCGGCAGGAAGGTGCACCGGACCGCCGCTGCGTTTGCGGACGGGGTCAAACTTCGGCGGTTGCGGCAAGATTCCCCTCCTTCAGCCGATCAGGGCTAGCTGGACGTCGCCGACGCGGTCGTTTTTGCGGACATTGCAGTCCCGGTGGGCCAGCTGGACGTTCGTCTTGCGGTCATCGCGGCTGATCGACAGCGGCACGATGTGGTCGATCGTCGGCCCGCGCGGATGCAGCCCCGAAAGGCTCATGTCCACCTTCCGGCGGCACAGCTGGCAGCGGAAACCGTCCCGTTCGGCGATCTCGGCGAGCGTGTACGG